AGCGAACAGAAATACAATGAAGCTATCAAAGAAATGTTCACGTTTGCAAAACTGAATAGAATGGTAACGGTTCTTAATCCTACCACAAGGGAAGAGGAAAAAAAACCGTTAGATAAAATAGCATCCTCGCACCTGGCACGAAGATCATTTATAGGAAATTTGTACAAGCAAGTCAAGGACCCAAATTTAGTAGGATCATTATCCGGCCATAAAGAAGGAAGCAAAGCATTTGCCCGTTACCGAGACATTGACGAAGAAATCAAGACTGACTTGGTGAATCTACTTCTGTAGTTTCTTTTCTGTTGTAGCCAACGTTTTTGTGAACTACTTTTTGAAACTTTGGATTTTCAACACCGAACATCCAACCCTTTCCAGTCATTAGCCACTCTGCAGAAACGCCAAAGTCTGCTATAAGATGGGAAGCCCAAATAAGTTGGAACATGTCTGATTTTGGGTCTTTGCGAACGTTGTTCAATGTCCAACGATTAATGTCGTACTTGTCAGTGAAAGATTTTACACCTCTCAATTGTCTGTTTGAAATTAGTACATCCAATGCTTCATAGAAGCGATTAATGATTTTGACACTTTCAGGATTATTCATGGCTAACTGCTGTTTGAAGTAAATATAATTCCTCAATGTATTCTCCAAGGTTCATATCCTCTTTGCCATCTTTTACAAATGACTTGTCAAGTTCAATTTTTGCTGCTTGAATTTCTGTAGCAAATTGTCCTGCAGTAATATTGTTGGCTACTGCTTGTTTGTAAAGTAATAACAGTTTTTCTAGTTGTTCTGTTTTCATATTCGTTGTTGTTAACTGTATATTATATATGAAAGTATTGATCCGACTGCAATAAATATCACCAATATGCCGGCACAGCCTGATTTTTTCGCTGATATTATATTGTGCTTTGCTTTGATAAATTCGACTTTTGATTTAGCTGTTTGTAAATCAACGTTCTTTTTATCGCGATATAATTTGATTGCATCAATAATATCACCTTTTTGAATGATTGGAATGAGAAGTTCTTCAATATCTTCGTCAGCCGAACTTATAGTAAGAGCTTCACCTGCTTTGAACTTGTTCCCACACTTAAGACATGTTATTGATACATCTTTGCTGCCGATTGTTCCGGCTAACACTCCTACTCCACCTGTAAGCAATGCTCCTGCCAGTGCCTTACTTCCGCTAAATCCTTTTTGTTCTGAGTGAAGTTCTTTTGAATAGCATTTTGGACAGCATAAGTATTCCTCTTGAATTTTTGTAGCTATTGGGTTACCGCAGTGAGGACATGATACAGCTTTGTCGCTTACCTCTTTCCCGCATTCTGTGCAATTAATTAATGCCATGTTATTTGTTTAATGAGTTTTCTATGAGTGTAATAAGTCTGTCAATTTGCTGATCCTTTCGTTCCAGGCTATCGGCTTGTTTTTTCATTATCTCAAAAGCAATTTGAAGTTCATTTTTATGACCACCATAATGTGGGTGTTCATCAGATACAATTCCACTTTCTGTGTAATATCTCATTATGTTCTCTTTTCCGTATTTGTCAATTAAAATATTTAATTGCTCTTCGGTCAGGTCTTTTCCGTCATTTTCAATCGCAGATATATTCGGCTGTTTACAACCTAACAGTATCGCTGCATCTTTTTGTGTTATACGATGCTCTTTTCGCAAACTTTGTAAATCAAACATGTATCTATTTTTAATTAAAATAAATATGTATATATGTGAATAAACATTAATTATGCAACAATATCATCAATATATCATTGATATATCAATTATATTCGATACTTTTACACTATAATATAAAACCACTAAACAAAAGTAGTAAAAAGTGGTATATCGACACACATAAATTAAAATTATATGGAAAATATGACATCCGAAAGTCAATCGAAAATCGATTTAAAGACTTTTTACAAGAATCTGCCAAGGGCAGTAGCTCCAAAAACTGATTTTGTTGAACGTGTTGCACTTCAGTGTAATGTAAATGAGCAAACAGTTAGAACATGGGTTGCAGGGACTAATAAACCAAGCGATCCTGCATATATCGAAATATTGGTAAAAGAAACCGGCATTGCTGCCGAAAATCTATTTGAAAAATGACAGAGTTTAGCACTGATCCAATGACTGGCGAAGGGATGTACAGAAGAGTTGGTGAATCTGTAGTTAATCAGTTTACCTTAAAAGACACTGACATTGCAGCCGAATTGCTCGAAAGAAGTGAAACGTTTTATCCTGAACAAGCAGAAGCTTTAAAAAAGGAGTATGCAAAAAGTTCTGCCAATAAACCGTATTACGATTTTTTGAGAGCCCGGAGAATAATAAACTGTTGCTTTGGAGAAAATGACCGTCAACCCGATGTTGACCAGTTTGGAAATTACAATTTCGAAATGGTAAAATGTCCATTGATAGCAGAATGTAAGTATTTCAAAATTATTTGTCAGCCGAAATTTGATAGTACGCTATCAGCAAGAGAGTTGGAAGTAATGAAAAAGTACTATGAAAACTGTAAAACTGAAACGATAGCAGAGGACTTGTTTCTTTCTATCCACACAGTAAAGAACCACCGAAGAAATGCACTTCAAAAGCTTGGATTGCATTCACTTATTGAATTTAAAGATTACGCACATAACAACAAACTTTTCAAGTAATGGAAAACGTAGCAGAACCAATTGTAGAAGTATCAAAAGTGTTCAATCTAAGTATGGAACACGACACAGCAAATCACACGTGGACACAGAAAATTGACCCTTTCACTGTATTTGTTGATTTAAAAAATAAAGTGATTAAAACGTTCAAAAATGGTAAAGAGATAGAATTACTTAGTTTCAAGGATCATTCGTTTAGCCTTTTGGATTACGAAAATCTACTGATGACAGTAGAGCAAAATGCAAATGAATTAAAGCAGTTTAGCAATGAATCTTGACCCGAACACACCAGTATGGCAGTTGACAGTAGGGCAGTTCACAGAACTAATGACTTCTCTACAACCAAAGCCAGTAGAGCTTGTTCCTGAGGAAGTAATTCTAAACACAAAGGAAGCAGCAGCCTATTTGAAAGTTAGCATCAGCACACTGAACCGTTGGAATAAAGATTACTTGAAAAGTGATAAAAAAGGCGGTATTCGAAGATACCGAAAAAGTGAATTGGACAAAATTTTAAACAAATAAAACATGAAAACAAAAGATATTGAAGAAATTATAAGTTTATGTGAACCATTAGCTTTGATAATGTCTGAATTAAGTAAGTCAGATGAAAATTCGCTAACACAAATCGCTAAAAGTGCAATCAAAATAAAACCCGTATTGGAAGATTTTGTAAATGTAAATCAAGGAATATCTCAAAAAAAATATCTAAAATTAGAATCTAGCAAGCAAGATTTTTGCGATAATGTCGATGGGTTGGTTGACTCAATTGATGATTTACAGGAATTAATAGAAGATGAAGGTTTTGATGCATGTAATGACATTATGAATTTAGAGGACATTCGAACTTGGCTATTTAGAATAATGGATTATAAAAATGTAAAAAACAAATCAGCCGAAAAGGCATAAATACAGCAGTATGAAAATAACACTAAAAAAGCTGACACTCCGAGGATTTAGAGGGGTCGTTTCAGAAAGTTTTGAGTTTATCGGTCGTGAAACTTTCATTCATGGTCGAAACAAAGCAGGAAAAACATCGCTATACGATGCTTTCCTATGGGTGAATTTCGGAAAGGACCACTTGGATCGTTCCGATTATCAATTGAAAACTCGTGATTTACTTGGTAACACGAAACCAAAAACAGAATGCGAAGTTGAAGAAGTTCTTGATGTAGATGGTAAGATTACTACACTCAGACGAGTGTACGGTGAAAATTGGGTAAAACCAAAAGGAGAAGCCGAAGAAGTATTCAAAGGAAATACAACGACCTATTATATCAATGATGTGGACGTACCAAAATCTGAGTACGATGCTTTTGTATTAGGTCTTTGTGGTGAAAAAGTTTTCAAGTCAATTACCAACCCGCATTATTTCCCAAGTCTTAGTAAGGACGAACAGAGAGCTTTATTATTCAGCATGGCCGGAGAAATAACCAACGAATCGGTTGCAGCAACTAACAAAGCATTTCAAGAGTTATTGACTGAAATTACTGGTGTTTCGTTTGACTCTTTCCGTAAGGAATTGGCAGCCAAAAAACGCAGGATAAAAGAGGAGTTAGCCGGTATTGAACCGAGAATTGACGAGTTGAAAAGAACGATGCCCGAAATTCCCGATCTTGATGCAATCAACAAAGAATTGGAAGAAAAGAAAGGTAAAATTGAACTTGTCGAAATGTCAATTTCAGACATTGCTAAACAGTCCGAAAGCGTTCAGAAAGAACGGTTAGAATGGCAGGGTGAAATCAACAAGTTGGAGCTTGAAAACCAACAACTAGGCTTTGAAGAAACTCAAAAGCAATCGCAAGCAATTCAGGAAGTAAAACGTAAGATTGATGTCGTAAAATCAAGTAACCTTGAAGTAGAAAACAAAGAAGCTCAACGGAAACAGAAAGTAGTTTCTTTGAATAAAGAAAAGGACGAAAAGCTTGAAATTATTGCACAGTATCGCAAAGAATATCAGAATATAAATGCTGAAACTCTAACATTTCCCGAAGGAGCTTTTGAATGTCCTACCTGCAAACGATTACTTGAACCGTCAGACATTGATGCAAAGCAAGCTGAATTGGTAGCCAATTTCAACAACGAAAAGGCAAGACGGATTGAAGAAAATAAGAAGAAAGGTCTTGCGATTAAAACTCGATTGGATGAAATTGAGAAAGAACTTGAACAGCTTGTTGTACCTGTTGAAGCTGAAAAGTTCACAGGCACAAAGTTGGATATTCTAAACGAAGAACTTGTAAAAGTATCACAGCCGATACCGTTAACCGAAAAGCAAAACGAAAACCAAGGAAAAATAAACTGGTTCCGTTCCAAGCTCAATGAAGAAGTAAATTTGCAAGGAAATCAACGCTTCATTGAAGAAAAGAACCAACTGCAAGGCGAGATTGATAAATTGAAAGAACGACTTGCATTGAAAGACGTTGTTGAAAATACGAATACCCGGATCAAGCAACTAGAAGGACAATTCAAAACACTCAACCAGGAGTTGGCCCATCTTGAAAGAAAAGAATTTACGCTGAAAGAATTTGAATTTGCAAAGAATACTGAATACGAAGTTCGTATCAATCAAATGTTCAAATATGTAAAATTCAAGTTATTTGCTCAGCAAGTAGATGGTCAGATTATCCCAACTTGTGAAGCTATGATTGATGGAGTTCTTTACTCTACTTTGAACAATGCAGATCAATACAAATGCGGTTTGGATATTATCAATACCATTTCAGCCTATAACGATAAGTACGCACCTATATGGCTTGACAACCGTGAGGGAGTAACTGAAATCCCTGAAATGACAGCACAAGTTATCAATTTGGTTGTAAATCCTGAGAAACAAAAACTTACTATCGTTTAGTAATCTTTAACTCAATAAGTGAGTGTATAACACTCACTTATTGCTAGATTTACATATTATTTAAAACAAACAAATTTATAGTAGCAGTATGGAAAATTACAAGACAAAAGAAGAAGTTGAAAAACTCTTAGGTGTAAAAATTGAAATTAAAGACGGAAAATTTCATTATGGCGGTTCTCTCGACCTACGTGGTACGCAAATCAGTGTCCTACCCGATAACTTGACAGTTGGCGGTTCTCTCGACCTACGTGGTACGCAAATCAGTGTCCTACCCGATAACTTGACAGTTGGCGGTTCTCTCGACCTACGTGGTACGCAAATCAGTGTCCTACCCGATAACTTGACAGTTGGCGGT